TAGGTTGCACTATTTCATCTTTTAAATATTCTTCTGTTTTTTCTAAGACGGTAATAGGTTGCACTATTTCATCTTTTAAATATTCTTCTGTTTTTTCTACAACAATAATAGGTTGCACTATTTCATCTTTTAAATATTCTACTGTTTGCTCTAAAACAACAATAGGTCTAACTATTTCATCTTTTAAAGATTCTTTAGGTTTTTCTAAGACGGTAATAGGTCTAACTATTTCATCTTTTAAAGATTCTTTAGGTTTTTCTAAGACGGTAATAGGTCTAACTATTTTATCATCAATTTTAGTTTTTTTAATTGAATATTTGTTGTTATCATCATCTTCTGAATCTTCAGCATTACCAGGAACACCATTATCATCTTCTGAATCTTCAGCATTACCAGGAACACCATCATCATCTTCTGAATCTTCAGCATTACCATGAACACCATCATCATCTTCTGAATCTTCAGCATTACCATGACCACCATCATCATCTTCTGAATCTTCAGCATTACCATGAACACCATCATCATCTTCTGAATCTTCAGCATTACCAGGAACACCATCATCATCTTCTGAATCACTATTAGCATCTAGATGTACATCTTCTTCTGAATCTTCATCAGTATCAGTATCATCTTCTTCATCATTTTCTAGTGGAATTTGAGTATTAGTAATATTAATCTCTCCTCCTCCTGTAATATCAGTTAATTCATTAATAATTTTATTTAAAGGAATAAAAGATCTTATAGCATTTTTAATGCAAGTTTTAGTTATTTTTTCAATAACATTAATGTTATTTTGTCTTTCAATAGATGATACTTTTTTATAAAATAAAACTGGATTTTTCCAAAATGTATTAGATGCTAATATACATACTTTATATAAAAATTCATACCATTCAGGAATATATACTTTTAATGATTTAATAATAGATTTATGTTCAATAATTTTAATTTTAATACTTTTAGAAATAATTTCAGATAATAATTTTAACATATATTGAGGTGTTGCATGATCTTCTTCAATTAATTTATGAATAGTATTCATTTTACCATCTTGTTTTTGTTTATTCCATTTTGTTAATAATACTAATTCATTTTGAAATTCTTTTAATGAACTGCAATTATTTGCAATATTAACAAAGAACTTACAAATAGGTATAGTAGAAATATCAGTTAAATGTTCTAAATATTCATTCTTGTTTTCTACCAAAACATCAAGTTTATCAGCCATAATCTTATTTAATGAAAAATATAATTGAAATATATAATTATTCGCACATAAATATATCAAATACATTATTATTTTTAAGTTTAACTAGAGCAATGCGTAAATACATAACATCAAACATTGAATTATGTGCATTTGGTAGTTCTTTAAGATAACTATTATTTGCGTAATTATATAATTCCAACAACTTGGGATATTTTTTATTAGGACAAACAAAATGTCTAGTTTTTTTCATAGAACAGATTAACTTCAGTAAATTAATTTTATTAATAATATCAGTAAATCCAAATCTATATAATTCGCTCATTAAAATGAAATAGTCAAATTGTAAATTATGTGCTATAATTCTAGAACAAATATTAAGATCTTCAGTAAATATATCACAAAACTGAGTCATACTAATACCCTCTTTTTCTAATAAATCTTTTGTAATATTATGAAATTGAGAATTACTAACGGTATCTACTTCATTAATATAAAAGCTTCTTGTAGCAATAACATTTAAAGTGGTATCTAATATTTCATAACTAATTTGTATCATTCTAGCATTATTATATTTAGAAGTATTTGTATAATGATAGTAATTATTTGAAGAATCTTTAGGTATCAAACCTGTAGTTTCAGTATCAAATATAATATACATTTATTATTATTATATTAATGAAATCATTTTTAAATACTAGGAATCCAAGTCCATTTCAGCTCTTTACATATTTTCTTAAAAACTTCTTCATTTTGAGCTATTTTTTGTCTACTTTTGAGTAAAGGAAATAAAGCAAGGTATTCCGGCATATCTAAAATTAAAAAGAATTTATGTAAAATGTAAGAATATGAAATAAAGTTTAATCTATTAGCAGGTGCATATTTAATAAATAAAGGTTGTGTTTGCATAAACATATTAGATAGATTTTGTTCTAATTCTGGTGAAAATTGAGGTGGTGGAATACCATTAATTCTATTAATAATATATGCAGTATGTTCGTAATATTTATGTGTTCTTAATTTTTTTAATATTGTTCTCATAAATTTAGGTGTAAGTTTAGTTGTATCAGTAATTTTCTCTTTTTTAAGTTCATTTAGTATTTTTTCAAATACTTCGTTTGGTATATCAGTGCTTTCTTTCCCTTGTATTTGTGATATCCATTCTCTAAAATGATTAATACGTTTATAACTATAATGAATACCGTCTTTCTTATCATATAACATTATAGGTCTATTTTGTTCTGCTAATAAAACATCTTGATAACCACAACTTAAACATACTATTAATGCTTCTTGAACTAAATTAGTCATTTCGTTATTACAATTAATACATTTAGAGTTAGTAAATTCACCATTCATATGATTAATGTATTTATTGTCAGTTATTGCTAAATATTCATTAACTAATTTAGATTTATCTTTATACTCTCCTATTGAATTGCTATTATCCATTTCAATATTAAGTGCTTCTAAAATTGTGTATTTTTTAGGATTAACTTGTTTAACACCTACATTTTGATTAACTATATCATAATAATTAAACAATATTTCTCCAACATTTTCGTAATAATCAAGTTCATTTTCACTATTAAGTTTATCTAACTCCTTTGTATAATCTTTAATTTGTTCTTTAATTTCAACGTTAGATAACCAAGAAATGTCTGTCATTGCTATGATATTCAATTTATTAATCTGTTCAGTTATTTCTTCAATTCTTTTATTTTTAACTTCAAATTTTTTTATGCTATTAATATGAATATCATCTAGGGTTGAGATTTCTTTAGTATTATCTACAACGTGTATTCTTTTCTTACTACATCTTTCTTTCATCATATTAATTACTTTTTGCAAGTTAATTTTTTATATGCTTAATAATTAAAATGGGTGGTGGATTATTACAGTTAGTTGCTTATGGAGCACAAGATGTATATTTAACAGGAAATCCTCAAATTACTTTTTTTAAAGTAGTATATCGTCGTCATACTAATTTCTCAATAGAATCTATACAACAATCAATTAACGGAAAGTTTGATTGGGGTAATCGTGTTACTTGTCAAATATCCCGTAATGGTGATCTAGTTCATAAAATGTATGTAGAAGTAGAATTAGAAAAATTAAAAGACGGAGATGCTATATATAATATTCTTACTGAAGATTTAGATCGTTATGTTAATTTTATAGGTCATCGTTTATTGAAATCAGTTGAAGTTGAAATTGGTGGTCAAAAGATTGATAAACAATATTCACATTGGATGTATATTTGGAATGAGTTATCATTACCTGTTGGAAAAATGGATGGTTACCAAGAAATGATCGGTGCAGATACTGATATGACAAGTTTTAAGGATAATAAAGTATATATTCCTTTAGAGTTTTGGTTTTGTCGTAATATTGGTTTAGCATTACCACTAATTGCTCTTCAATATCACGAAGTAAAAATAAATATAGAAATAGAAACATTTAAGAATTGCACTTATAATGGAACTGCTTATGTTAAAAATGCAGATGTTCAAATTGCTAATATTAACTCAATTAAAAATGCGACTATTTGGTGTGATTACATATTCTTAGATACTGATGAACGTAAAAGATTTGCTCAATTATCACACGAATATTTAATAGAACAAGTGCAAATGAATGAAAATACGCTTTCAGGAACAAACGAACAAAGTATTGCTTTAGTTATGAATCACCCTGTTAAAGAAATTATATGGACTATCAATGATACTGAAAAAGCAACTGAACAAAATCAATGGTATAATTATACTGATAATGAATTATTTGTAGGAACTAATATTGACGCAATCGAACAATTTGGCGATAAATCAAATCTAAAACTTCAAAATACCTTATTTGGTATAGATCCGGATGGCAACAATTCAATTACTTCAGCTAATTTACAATTAAATGGCAATGATCGTTTTGCTAAAAGGAATGGAGAGTATTTCTCGTTAGTTCAACCATACCAACATCACACAAATATACCAACTAATGCTGGTATAAATGTATATTCATTTGCATTAAAACCTGAAGAACATCAACCATCAGGAACATTAAATATGTCAAGAATTGATACGGCTAAATTAGTGGTAAAACCTAAAAAATTAGGAACAATAAGGGTATGGGGTGTTAATTATAATGTCTTACGTATTTTAAGTGGTATGGGTGGTTTGGCTTATTCTAATTAAAATATTGTGTGATATACACTATTTATATTATTTG